TATGGGTGGCACGCCGTTGAATGATGCCATTATGATTGCTCCTAAGGTTGTTCGTGACTTTACTGTCCGCAACAAACTGGAAATCACTAACGTCATCTTCCTCACCGACGGTGAGTCCAACGGTTCTGCTGGTGTTGAAAACGATACCACTCCTCGTACCGCTGTTCGTGGTCAGAATAATCGGTACTTCTATGTGGATCCTAATACGAATAAAACGTATGACTGGTATCCCTATAACTGGAGTCAGACTCGTGACAACACCAATACGTTGCTGCGTATCCTGAAAGATAGCACCGGTTGCAATCTGGTTGGTTTCTTCTTGTATGAGCGTTCCAACTTTAAGATTGTTGATCGTGACTTTAATGTGTCGAGTGGTAATCCTGAGGCATATGAAAAGGCCCGTAAGTTCTGGTCGTCTAACAAGTTCTATCCTGTCAAGAGTGCCGGGTATGATGAATACTACATCATCGATACACCGTCCATGAAGGATACAACCAATGATCTGGCCATCGACAATACTGGTGATAAGAAGATGACGGTCAAAAAGATGGCTTCGGCATTCTCCAAGTTTGCCGCTAAGAAATCCGTAAATCGTGTCCTTCTCCGCCAGTTTGTGGAACGGATTGCCGGCCAGTCCAAGAAGGTTGCGTAAAATCAATGACTTACGGAGGGTTGACAAGTGACCCTCCGTATGCTATACTCCGTATATAATGATGATTGTGAAAGGAAAGATGATGACTAAGCGTATTGACCGCAGCGAGTTCCTTGATAAGGTTCGTTTCGAGTTTGGTGCTATTCGTGAAATTACCCGTCCTCAGGTCCTTGAGATTTGCGAAAAGTATAATCTCGACCGTCCTAACTGGATCTTGAATGACGTTTCTCGTCGTATTGGTCGTGGTGTTTATGCTCTGATCGAAAACGGTTCTACACCTGCCGCTAAGGTTCAAGATGCAAAACGTGCCGTTATGAAACCTTTTCCTGATTTGGCACCTAAAGAGTCCGCCGTTGCTGTTGCGATGGTCGCTCCGTCTGTCCTTTCGCATAATGCTGAATTGTCACTCGTTCCTGAAAAGGCTACTGGCTATGTTCCGTTTGGAAACTTTGCTGATGTCCGCTCTATTATCAAGTCTCGTAAGTTTTATCCTGCTTACATCACTGGTCTTTCTGGAAATGGTAAGACTATGATGGTTGAACAGATTTGTGCCCAAGAAAAGCGTGAATTGGTCCGTACCAATATCACTATTGAAACGGACGAAGATGACCTTATCGGTGGTTTCCGTCTTGTTAATGGTGAGACTGTGTGGCAGGATGGTCCTGTTATCACGGCCATGACCCGTGGTGCTGTCCTTCTGTTGGACGAGGTCGATCTTGGTTCCAATAAGATGATGTGCCTCCAGCCTGTCCTTGAAGGTAAGTCTGTTTATCTCAAAAAGACTAATCGTGTGGTTCACCCTGCACCTGGTTTCAATGTGATTGCGACTGCCAATACCAAGGGTAAAGGTTCTGATGATGGTCGCTTTATCGGTACCAATGTTATGAATGAGGCGTTCCTCGAACGTTTCAGCATTACAATGGAACAGGAATATCCGTCTGCTAAGGTTGAGTCCAAAATCCTCAACAATGTCCTTGGTTCTTCGGGTATCTCCAACTCCGATTTTGTTGATAAGTTGGTTACTTGGGCGGATGTTATCCGCAAGTCCTTCTATGAAGGTGCTTTGTCCGAGATTATCTCAACCCGTCGTCTCGTCCATATCTGCGAGGCATATGCCATCTTTGGTGAAAACAAGGTCAAGGCCATTGAATTGTGCCTGAACCGCTTTGATGTGGATACAAAGAATGCCTTTATGGAACTATACAAAAAGGTCGATGAAACTATTGACCCGGTTGCTCCTGTGGAACAGGCGACCCCTAACGTTACGGAAGAAGTAGCGTTTTGAAATGCTCCTGTCCCGGGAACTTGGTTGACAAGTCCGTGACATAACAAGAATACCCGTGTATAATAAAATGGTGTTGGTGGTTATACACGGGTCCTTTCCTTTCATCACCACCAACACCGATAACTTTGAAATGGAGAAATATATTATGGCTACCCCACGCAAGACCCAGATTGAGAAGATTGAGAACGTCCTACTCCGCCACACGGCTACGCCAGGCGTCACCGCCCAGGCCATTGCTAACATGGCTCGTGTGCCTTATGAGACAGTCTCAAAGCGTGTTCATGATCTGCGTGAATACTACCAGATTTACACCAACTATCGCAATGTAAATGGTAAGCGCACCGCTTTCTATCGCCTTGCAGATACCTACTAAGATTTTAAACTAGTAGCATAAAAGAGGATGGCGCCTATATAATATTAGGCACCGTCCTCTTTCGTTTATGGAGAACATTATGGAATTGAAAATTTCAACCGAAGAATTGAGAACAAAAAAGTTATTTGTTGCTACACCTTGCTACGGAGGCCAGTGTTTCGGTCTTTATGCCAAGGCCTGCCTAGACCTTCAAGCGACTTGCATCCAATATGGGATGGAATGTCGCTTTTCGTTTATCTTCAATGAGTCACTAATCACCCGTGCCCGCAACTATCTCGTGGATGAATTTCTACGTTCTGGTTGCACTCACCTACTATTCATTGACTCTGATATCCAATTCAACCCACAGGATATTCTAGCACTATTGGCACTTGATAAAGACATTATCGGCGGACCATATCCAAAGAAGTCAATCAACTGGAATAACATCGTCAATGCCGTCAAGAAGAATGTCGATAACAAAGACTTCAATCCTGGTATGCTTGATGGTGTAACAGGTGACTTTGTGTTCAACCCAGTTCCAGGCACCACCTCCTTCCGTGTGACCGAACCAGTCGAGGTTATGGAGATTGGTACAGGTTTCATGATGGTAAAGCGTGAAGTATTTGACAAGTATGCTGAGGAGTTTCCTCACCTTCATTATAAGCCAGACCACGTTGGTCAGGCCAACTTTGATGGTTCGAGATACATTCATGCTTACTTTGATACTGTCATTGATCCAAAATCTCACCGCTACCTATCTGAGGACTATATGTTCTGTCAGAATGCCAGAGAGATTGGTTTCAAGGTATGGCTATGCCCATGGATGAAAACAACTCACGTTGGTACATACGGATTCCAGGGTGACCTTCCTGCCGTAGCAGCATTGAGCGGTAACCTGCGATGATTATCGGCCTTGTCGGGTTTATCGGATCCGGCAAGGGCACCGTTGGTGACATATTGGTGAGAGATCACCAATACACCAAGTTTGCTTTTGCTGATGCTCTGAAAGATGCCACGTCCACAATCTTTATGTGGCCTCGTGGACTTTTAGAAGGTGATAGTAATGCCTCACGGGCCTTCCGTGAGAGAGTGGATCCCTGGTGGTCTAACAAGTTGGGTTATGAGGTAACACCTCGCCTTATTCTACAGAAAATGGGTACCGAATCCTGTAGGCACGGAATTGCAGATAACATCTGGATTGCGGCCTTGGAGAAACGTATTCAGGGATATGATGATGTGGTTATCTCCGACGTTCGCTTTCCTAACGAAATTGATTTTGTGCGGAGTGCCGGCGGCATCATTCTTCGTGTCAAAAGAGGCGAAGATCCTTCTTTCGAGGAACGTTCCAAGATGCATATCTCAGAAACGGCTTGGAACAATATTGTTCCTGATGCTACAATAACAAACAACGGAACAATGGAAGAACTGAAAGATGGTATCAGTGATCTATTGACAATGCTCGAAAATAATAATATAATGAAACATATACAGTGATACAAAGGAGTATATAATGAAGTTTAGTGATAAGACCCTTGCCGTTCTCAAGAATTTTGCTTCAATCAATTCTGGTGTGGTCTTCCGCCCAGGTAAGGTGCAGAAGTCTATTGATGCCAATAAACAGATCCTTGTTGAGGCAACCCTTGATGACGACTTTCCGTCCGAGTTTGGTATCTATGATCTGAATAACTTTCTAGGTAACGTTACCTCACTCAAGAATCCAGAACTCAACTTTACCAAAGAACATGCCGTTATGACAGACGGTGACTTTACCCTCACCTATATGGCCTGTTCACCCAATCTAATCATCACACCTCCAAACAAGGAACTGGCACTAAAGTCGGTTGATGTAAAGTTTGAACTATCTAACGCAAACTTTTCTCGTCTACTCAAGGTTGCCAACATGAACTCTCTAACCCACATTTCACTTGTTGGTGAGAATGGTTCGCTTCTTCTCAAGGTCTATGATCCAGGTAATGATACTTCCAATCATGGTGCATCACGCCTTGGTGATTATGCTGGCAATGACTTCAAGGCCACATTCAAGACTGAAAATCTCAAACTTGTCCCTGATGACTACGACGTTGAATTACAGATTGGTGCATTTGCCCAGTTTGTGAATAAGGACGGCAACCTCAAGTATTTTGTTTCGCAAGAGGCAAAGTAATGGATAAAATTCTTATTGGATCGGTTTTCTTGTTGGTTCTTATTACAGCAGCAGATATAACCCTAACACTAAGTCTCGAAAAGAAATGTCAAGATGCTGGCGGAGTTTATGCCACACCTTCAGTATGTATCAATCCTTCGGCAGTTATAGAGGTGGACTAATGTTTGATGATCGTTATATGGTAAGCCTTCTATTGAAGGTTATTGAACTACTTGAAACAAAGCAGACCGCAAAGCAGAAGCATTGTGGTATTGGATATGGGGGTCTATAATGAGTATGATTGGTCATAACCAGCAGCAGCGTTCGGTACAGGGTCTTACAGATGAGGATCGTAAGTTGTTCCGCAAGGCCATCATGGAAATGAATGACTCCATGACCCGCATTGCTGCCGAACGTGAGTTGATGAAAGAGATTGTCAATGAGAACTGTGACAAGTTAGGTGTTGATAAGAAACTCTTTCGTCGTATGGCAAAGGCCTATTTCAAGGCAAACTTCAAGGACGAGGTTCAGGAGAATACCGACTTTGAGGAGTTTTATTCAACTGTTATTGAAAAAACTGCGCCCTAATGAAATCACTGTTTTATGAACAGTATTACAAAAAGCGACTAAACAAGATAGTCAATATCTTCGGTGAAACCTGGTTCCAAAACAAAAGAATTTTGGAACTGGGTTGCGCCCATGGAGACATTGGTATGGAATTTCTCAGACTAGGATCAGAGGTAGTCTTTTCCGACGAGAGAATGGAATACCTAGAGGATATTGACAAAAGACTAAAAGACTTATATAATTACTCCGCTGGTTTTGCATTGATAGACAATGATAATGATTATGACCTAAACCAAAAGTTTGATCTAGTCATACATATGGGTCTGTTATATCACCTTCAAAATTGGAGGAATGATATAACAAATGCCCTGAATCATTCCAATCTAATGATATTAGAATCCACTGTTGCTGCTAATGTTGCACAAAACAATACCGTATTGAATCTAAATGATTTTGATACAGTATATGGATACTGCACCAAGAAAAATACCAGAACTTACTTTACGCAGGAAGAAGTGGAGAGGGAACTCACCAACAATGGTTGTAAGTTTCTTAGATTAGATGACAGTGAACTCAATGTCGAAAACCAATGGTTGAACAATCAAAAGATATCTTTTATATATGATTGGACCTACGAGAAATATATTTCCGGATGTTATGAACAGAT